TTTAATAGCATCTTTATCTAATGCTATGTATATTTTTTGTACTTTAGAAGTAACTAATTTTTTTCTTAAATTTTGTTGGATGTTTTTGCCTAACAGTGGGATAACATTGCGTTTAATAGCAAGCGCATCAAATGGTCCCTCACATAATATAATTGGTATATTCCAGTTAATAAACAACTCAAATGGTATTATATCACGAGATACATCTGGGTTTTTATATTTTATAGATGAGTTTTTATTAAAACTACGAGCAGTAAAATAATTTAAAATTCCATCTTTATCATATGATGGTACTACAATACAGTTGTTGTATTTACCGGATTCACAATAGCCTATATTGTATTTAATAATGTCGTCAGGTGTAACTTGTCTGCGTTTTAAATAGCTGATTGCGTGCTTATACTCGATGCTATTATATTGGTTTGATAGCGGTTTGAATTCTTTAGGTAATTCTACTTTTTTATCAGTTGCTGTTATTTCAAAATTACCTGATGTAAATTTTTCTAGTGATTTTACTTCTTTAAGTTTATCAGCCGGTGCGCCTATAGCCTTAAATAAATTAGATAATTTTTTACCTTTTTTACTGCATACCCAACAATTCCAAGGATGTTCACCTTTAGGGTTCTCTGTTAAATTAACTTCTAATTTAGGCTTATGGTGATTACAAAAAGGACAATGATAAGCAAAATTACCACGCGCAGTGGATTTACCAGTACCTAAAACCGAATTTAGTGTAGCGACTAGAGCTTGATTTATCATACTTACAATATAACAACTAGATGTGGGTTTGCCAAATCTTTTTTAAAATATCGTCCTTGTATGTTATCATTATAACTGTTTGTTTCTAAACAGCATGTTGTGAATTGGTACTTAGCCTCAAGATATGATAGGTGTTTTGATGTCCATGCTAAATCTAGTATTTCTCTATAGAATTTATCTTCACCTAAACGTGCTACATCTTCTAGTAATGGTTTACAACTACCCCAATATGTTTTCCAATCTGACTCGGCGTATAAGACTTCTTTAGTTTTTTTACGACCTGGACCAGTTTGTTCAGCCATGGCTTTTTTGCCTAATTTTTTAGTCTTTTTATGTTGTAGGAATTTTTTACCAATGTATATTCTACTATTGACTGTGTTAGAAATAATATAAACAAATCCGAATGGAGTATATTCACCAAAATCTTCTATATTCTTAATTTTATTACCTTTATATAACCAATTTACCATTTTTAATAATTTCTTGTTTTTATACCACTACCTAAATCAGATAATTTTTTTAATTCAAAACCACTTAAACTTTTAGTTTCTTTTATAGCATAATTTAAAACTGTTTTAGCAGCGCTAGATAAAGATTTAGGAGTTAAACCATCACGAAGATTTTCAAGATATACTCTTGCCTCTTTTATAGCTACTATTTCATCTGGGGATTGGTCTAGTCCCCCTACATTACTTAGTTCTACTAAATATCCTATAAGAACTGGGTATGGGCTTGTTGATGGAATTTCTGTTTTGGTTTTTGTAGTGATATTTTGTGCTATATCTTGGGCTTTTACTCCACCTAAAGATCCAGCTAAAGAAGCTAATCCCACTAAAATATTTTCTTTCCAACCCTCATCTATAACATTTTGGTTCAATACTTTAGTAATTTCTTCTTTTATTATTTGTTTTAATCTAGATTTTTTCATTATTTATCTATATTAACTAATATTGTTGTATCAGTTGTTACACTTGTTGGGAGTGGTTGACCTAATTTAGCCACCATTAATAATTCTTGAGCCTCATTATAAAAACCTACTGTTGTAACATATGGGCTAAAGTATGAACCTGTTACAAAATTATAAACTGTACCATCTGTAGAACCTGATATTAAGGATGGGTTTAGACTAAAGTTGAATTCATCGGGCCTAATGGTGCATTTATATTGTGTTTCATATATTGTTCTTGAGCTTTGAAAACTGCAAGTAGGAGTAGATAGAGAGGAAGTAAAATAACTAGCGTATGTAGAATAAGTATCCGTCATTGTAATAATACCATGTTGGTAATTGATTATTCCATATACACTTTTGCCACTGTCTACTATTATACCCTCACCATTATCAAATAATTCAAGTTCATTTTTACCATTATATAAAAATTTATACCTAAAAGTATTTGGGTTTATATAGTCACCAAATAAGTTTTTAGGTATAGATATTATACCAATTCCTCCCCAAAGTAATCCTCCTCCAGTAACATAAGCTGATTCAGTTGGAAAGAATCTTTCATAACCATAGTTTGAAGCATAGTTGTAGGAATTTGTTTGGAATAAGGTAGTAGACTCATAATTATAAAATCTACTATAAACGTTTGTTTGAGAAGCATCTTCAATTGCTTGGCCTAGGTAATTAGTGATATATGGAGAACCACTTATAGGGTTAGGGATATAATTAGTGTAATATAACTGTTTTATAGAGTTATATTTTAATTTTTGATCATATTCTAATGATGAAGTAAGAAGATTTGAGGACGTATAATTCGCCCCCAAATATATTCCTATTCCATTAGTAGTAAAAGATGCGCTTCCCTCAAAAGAAAAACTTTTATTAACAACTAACGGAGATACAATTACATCCGTGCTTAGAAATTGTTTGTAAGCACTCATTCATTAAAAGTCTAATTTAACACGTATTAATGCCTCTTTTGTAAAGTCTTTCTTAAGTGGTTTAGACAATTTAGCTACCGCTAATAATTCATTTGAATCATTATACATTCCTACTGTTGTAATATAAGTAGTTGGACTATTAATGAATAAATCATATAATACAGCTCCTGTACTACCTGATATAAAACTTGGGTTTTCAGTATAGTTGAATTCAGCATTTCTTGCTCTACAAAATACAAAATCAGAAGTTATTGTTTCATTACTGTTTAATGAGAAACTACTTGTGAATGAGCCTGTAGTTAATCCTATTCGGCCTGACCCAGTTGAATATAAACGGACTGGGTTAGCTGTATTTGCATTTGATGTTCTTACTGTGTTTAAAGCAATACCTCCACTTGCAAATGATAAATCCAATGCTGGGGCATTTAATATAATAGTTCCAATATCTGGTAGGAATAAACCGTATGATCCTGATAATGTCATACCATTACTTACAGCTCCCGGAGCACTGTTTGCTGTAGATATTGCAGTTCCGTTACTTCCTGATACAATTTGGTATACTCTACCAGCGTCACAGTATGTAACTGTTGTTGTGTCTAAGCTATTATCTGTTAATGTTATGGCTCTAGAAGCAGAGTATAATGTTAAGTTTAATGATCCTGGGAATAAGGATTCTTTAAATCTTGCTCTATCAACTGTAATGGTATAAAAATCTTGCTGCACTGGGGTAACAGATGAAAATGAGAATTGTGTATTCTCGTCTCCATAAATTAAATTACGGAATTGACCATATACTGTTCTTGAAGGAGACAATCCACTTATGCCTGCATCATATAATAATGATCCTGATCCATTTATATTACCATAAGCTATATTAAATTGAATTTCAGCTGATGTATTAGTAAATGGATCAGCATTATACACATTTAAGTAATAATTACCAGATGTTCCAGCTACTTGTACAGAAGAAGTATATAATGATAATATTGGGTTTGAGTAGTTAGTCCAACATGGAGCTGTTATACTATCAGCACTAACTAAGAAATCTTGGGGGTCTAAAGCTTTATATGACATTTTTTATGATATTTTTATTAGCTAACTCTTGTTATGGTAATTGGAATAGTAACTCTTGCTCCACTATCTCTACCTGTTACAATCAATACTGTTTGTAATTGAGTTTGGTTACCAAATAGTGTATTAATAGTAGTACCAGTCATGTTTAATGTAGTACCAATTACTGTCTTAGATACATTAGTACCCAATGTAGTTGTTGAGTTTAAAGCAGTAGATGAGTTTGTATTAATACCCACACCATTAAATACACTCATTGTTCTAACATCACCAATGGTAAAATTATACCCTGATGTTTCAAATGTTTGTGATCCACCTAAATAATTTAATGTTTGAGGTGTTATTGATAATGAAGCGCCTTGTTTTAATACTATGTTAGTATAACCGATGTTAAGGATAGGCATTTTAGCTGTACCACGAGGTAATGTAGTAAGTAAATACTTCATTATTTGTGTCTCATCAGAAAATGCTTCTAATAAAGGCATACCTTCAATTGCTTGACCATAATATGCTGATCCTGAAGGGTTGTTTGGGTTGAATAGAGTGTAGTCAATCTCATCATCTGATAATGAGAATTGGGTGATACGGAATGATCCGTCGTTTCTGGCTAAGAGTTCTCTACCTTTTTTAGTTAAGATAGCATCAACTGTTATAATTTGGTTATTTAAATATCCCATTTTTTATATATAATTTATTATAAATATTATGTTAATAAGCCTTCTGCGGCAAGTTTTTGAATTATAGTTGTAAAATTGTCTTCTAATTCTTTAGACATAT